CTATTTACAATAAACAAATTACAGATAATGATGTAGCAGATGCCTGTGGAATTGGGCACTGGACTCTTAGTAATTGGAGCAAAGCGATTGGAGTTGACAAATAATGCCAGAGTTAAATGCAAACATTCCACCAATAGAGTGCTATGTGCGTGGAAACTTTTTAAGAGATCAGGAAGATAGTCACGATCAGTATTTCCCATGCGTTATATTTGGAGTTTCAAGTGTTAAAGGAAGAAGTCCACTGTTTCATTTCTTAATGGAAGATGGCGGTCTATGGTGGAGAATGCCAATCAATGCTTTTTGTACTAAGCCAGGAGTCCCTGAAGAGCCTATCTATAACCTTGTCCTATGGAATTCATTTTCTTCACATGTGGCTGTAACTAAGTTTCAAAACTTAGTCAACATGAGAATGTCTTATCTTAACAGAGAAAAAGAAAATGTTCCTGGAAAGTATTTATTTACTCTTGACTGGCATAACCCAGATTCAAATATTTTAGACGATGGATATTCTGAAAATCCAGGCCAGCACAAATGTGGGCATGTAATTCAAAGAGATGACGGAAACTTTGCTATTCAACCTAACAATCGAGTTAAACTATATGAGCCATCATTTGTAACAAAACAAAGCCTATTACTTCACAGGCTTGTCAATACAAATAAATGGGATGTTGAAAGTTATGACAAGTGGGTCTTAGAGGATTCAAATGCCTATAACTATGACATTTTTGAGAAAGGAGTTGACAATTAATACCGTGGGTGCTAAACTATATACAAGTGAGGTTTTTATGCGTAAGCGCTATCTTGTAGATAAAAAGTCTCCAGAAGAGATTGCTAAGGAATGTGGATGTACAGTAGAGACTGTTTATGTTTACCTTGCTAAATTTGGATTAAGGAAATCACGGCGATGAAAAAAGTAAAATATTTACTATTTGTTTTATCATTAATAACAGCAGTAGGTTTTGCATATGCAACTGCTATACTTAAGGTGATACCTGATTCATTTGACTGGGAGGAAGACGATGAGTGAAAATTTAAACATAACAGTTGACCAAGTTAATCATCCAACACACTACACAACAGACCCATCTGGAGTAGAATGCATTCAAATTACTCGTCACCGTAACTTCAATATCGGTAATGCTTTTAAGTATTTATGGAGAGCAGGAATCAAAGATGAGTCAAAAACAATTCAAGATCTTGAGAAGGCAATCTTCTACATAAAAGATGAAATTAATAGATTAGAGGGTAAGTATGTCAACTGAAGATGATTTAGTTAAGCACCTGGACCAAGTTAATCAGGTAGTAGAAGAATACCTTAAGGGTAATGATCCTACGGTAATTTCAAAACAACTTGCAATACCAAGACAAAGAGTTGTAACTCTTATCAATGAGTGGAAAGTTATGGCATCTGCTAACGATGCTATTCGTGCTCGTGCCAAAGAAGCGCTTGCAGCAGCAGATACGCACTATAGCAAACTTGTATCTCGTACATATGAAGTTATTGATGAAGCATCTATGACTAATAACCTTAGTGCTAAGACTGCTGGAATTAAACTTGTTATGGATATTGAGTCTAAAAGAATTGATATGCTACAAAAGGCTGGACTACTTGAAAATAAAGAGTTAGCAGAAGAGATGATGGAAATTGAAAAAAGACAAGAGATCCTTGTTTCAATATTAAAAGACATTGCTTCTGAGCATCCAGAGATTCGTGACCAAATCATGCGTAGGTTATCTTCATTTGCAAAAGACAATGAGGTGATTACAGTTGTCCACGATGTTCAATGAATTTCTTGAAGCACTACAGGATGATCATTTTCAAGAGATCCCTGTGGATGCAAAAACATTTGTTGAAGGAGAAGCCTATCTTGGACAGCCCCCGCTTTCAGATATTCAGTATGATATTGTTGAGGCGATGAGTCAAATCTATCGCAAAGAAGATGTAATTAGTATGCTTGGTGAAGAAAAAGGTACTCAGTATTATAATAAATACACTAAAAATGAAATTATCCTGCAACTTGGCAAGGGATCTGGAAAAGACTTTGTATCAACAGTAGCCTGTGCATATATTGTATACAAACTACTATGTTTAAAAGACCCAGCAAAATATTTTGGTAAGCCATCTGGAGATGCTATTGATCTTATTAACGTTGCTATTAACGCACAACAAGCAAAGAATGTTTTTTTTAAAGGATTTAAATCTAAAATTGAAAGATCTCCATGGTTTATAGGAAAGTATTATGCAAAGGCTGACTCTGTTGAGTTTGATAAATCAATTACTGTTTACTCTGGTCACTCAGAGCGTGAGTCACATGAGGGTTTGAACTTGTTGCTTGCAGTTCTTGATGAGATTTCTGGTTTTGCTTCTGAAGTTAACACTGGAAACGAACAGGGTAAGACTGCTGACAATATCTATAAGGCTTTTCGTGGATCAGTAGACTCCCGTTTCCCTGACTTAGGTAAGGTTGTTTTACTTTCATTCCCAAGATACCCAGGGGATTTTATTTCAGAAAAGTATGATGATGTTATTGCTGAAAAAGAAGTAATAGAAAGAACACATAAATTTACGATTAACCCACTACTTCCAGAAGATAACCCAGACAACTCGTTTGAAATTTCCTGGGATGAAGATCAGATCATTTCATATAAATATCCAGGAGTATTCGCACTAAAAAGACCAACATGGGAAGTAAACCCTACTCGTAAGATAGATGACTTTATGATTGCATTTATGACAGACCTTGGGGATGCAATGATGCGCTTTGCCTGTGTTCCAACCTTTGCCTCTGATGCATTTTTTAAGCAGGCAGAGAAGGTAAGATCGTGTATGACATTAAGAAACCCAGTAGATACATTCAAAAGGTTTGACGAATCATTTAAGCCAGATCCAGATAAGGTTTATTATGTTCATGCTGACCTTGCACAAAAGCACGATAAGTGTGCGGTAGCAATTGCTCACGTAGATAAATGGGTAAATATTCAGGTAATTAATAACTACGAACAAGTAGCACCAATTGTAGTAGTAGATGCAGTAGCATGGTGGGAACCAAAGGTAGAGGGCCCAGTAAACCTTTCAGAAGTAAAGCAGTGGATTCAAAATCTTAGAAGGCTTGGCTTTAATATTGGAATGGTTTCATTTGACCGTTGGCAATCCTTTGATATTCAAAATGAATTAAAACAGGTAGGAATGAGAACTGATACCGTTTCTGTTGCCAAGAAACATTATGAAGATATGGCAATGCTTGTATATGAGGAAAGACTTGCTATGCCATCTATAGAACTTTTGTTTGATGAACTAACACAGTTAAAGATTATGAAAAATAATAGAGTTGACCACCCACGCAAAAAGTCTAAGGACTTAGCAGATGCAGTGTGTGGGGCAATATTTGGGGCTATATCCCATACCCCAAAAGACCAAAACCAAGTGGTTGAAGTCCACACTATTAGTGATCGACCTAAGCAGGTTGACACCAATAACAACAATGTGATACAATATAAACCTATGCCAAATGATGTAAAAGACTATTTGGATAGATTCAATCTATTATAAATAAGGAGCAAAATGAATTCATTTAAAAAAATCGCCCTAGGCATCGCTGCAGCAATGTCTTTTGGCGTACTAACAGCACTTCCGACAAGTGCTGCTGTTAATGCACCAACTCTAACAATTGACTCAGCAACAGATGTTGTGGTCGCTGGAGATACCGCAACAGCAGTAGTAACATTGTCATTTATTTCAGAAACATCAGCAGACACTGCAACAGTGATCTCTGCTATGTTTTCACAACCAGCGGGATCAGCAAAGTCTGCAACCCTATCACTTCTAGAAACATCAACAGCCTCAGTAGTAATTGCAGGCAGTAATGTTTTAGCAAATATTAATTCAACAATTAATACTCCAACATATGTAACAGCAAAGTTTTTGGTAACTTTGAGCACTCCAACAGTAGCAGGAACATATGAGGCTAAGATTTTAACAACTAGCCCAGTCAATGGACCAACAGCATCTTGGACAGTAACAGTGAAGGCAGCGGATATAACTCCATTTCCTTCAAATACAACATCAATCCTAAATGCAGGAGAAGTCACAAGTGCAACAACAGATGCTTCAGTTTATGCAGCAAAGGCAACATCTACAGATGCAGCAGCAGTTATTGTTGTTACTCCTAGGAATGCAGCAGGCGGTCCAGCAACTGAATCAATTCTTGCAACAGTTTCAGGAACAGGTTTGATTGGATATGGCACAAACGCTACAACCATCTCTGCTCTTGGTCGTTCACTGGTAATTCCTACAGGAAACTACATTGGTGTATTTGCTGACGGGACAGCAGGAGTTGGAACAATCACTCTTTCAACACTTACAGGAACAGTAATTGCAACAGAGAAAGTAACATTCTACGGAGATATTGCTACAATAGTAGCAACTTCAGTTAAGCCTGTTATCGCAGTTGGAGCAAACACAACTACTGTAAAGGCAGTTGCAAAGGATGCATCAGGCGTAACAGTCGGTGCTGGAACACTTTACGCTTATTCAAGCGATATTACAACAGTATCTGATTCAGGTACAGCAGCAACAATCGTAAACGGTGAAGCACTATTCACAGTTACTGGCATCAAGGCAGGATCAGCAACTATTACAGTCAAGAACTCAGCAGGAACTATTGTTTCTGTTCCAGTTGCTGCTCGTGTAGAATCAGCAGTATCAACAGTTAAGTTGTCATTTGATAAGGAAGTATACCTTCCAGGAGAAGCAGCAACCCTTAAGGTACAGGTTCTTGATGCAGCAGGTCTTCCAGTATCTGGAAAGACTCATGCTAATCTATTTGCTACAGGTGGAATTACTTCAACCTATGCATTTGGTTCAGGTTCAGATGTTCTTACAGCAACATCAATTACAACTGATACAGATACAGTTAAGTCATACAAGGTATTTATGCCTTTGACAGAAAACACTGTAACTATTTCAGCAACAGGTGGAACATCATTGCCACTTGCTGGTCAAGTTCTAGTAACTGCTCAAGCAAGAGTGTCAAACTCTTCTTCTAGCACAAACGCTACTCTTGCATCACTTGCTGCACAGATCAGTGCAATGCAGGGAATATTTGATAGTCTTAAAGCAGAAGTTGCAACACTTAAGGCTGATAAGGCACTGTCAGATAAGGCTCTTTCAGAGGCTTTGCTTGCTAAGGCTAGTGCTTCAGCAGAAGCGCTAACTGCTAAGACTCTTGCAGACGCAGCAGCAGCAAAAGCAAAGGCTGACTATAACAAGTTGGCTAAAAAGTGGAACAAGGCTAATCCAAAGGCTAAGGTTGCACTAAAGAAGTAATTTAATCCAACATTAAGGGCAGGGTAACATAAGTTCCCTGCCTTTTTTGTGCAATAAAATGATATAATAACCCTATCAGACATCAGGTCTGCAAGGGGGAAGAGGTATTAAAAAATTATTCAGAGTATCACTGGTGTTATCACTGGCTCTACTTCCCCTACTTATAGGTCTTGACAAAGCCCACGCAACAGAAGGCTTAACTGCTCAAGTCTATAATGTACTAGGACAAAATGGCTCTCCCTACATACCCCAGGGAGCCTCTCCAGTAGTAACTACAAATGTACCCAACATTAACTTCCAGTGGGGTAGTGGTAGCGTCTTAGGTGGGCCTTCAGAGGATGTTATCGTACGATTTACTGGGTCAATTAGAAGCGATTCTACTCAAGACATATCATTTTTAGCAACAGCAGATGACGGAACAAAACTATACATTGATGGAGTTTTAGTAGCAAATGACTGGGTAGACAAAGGTGGCGGAGGAACTACAACTGCCCCCATATCCTTTATAGCAGGAGTCCCTAAAACAATAGAATTAATGTATTATGAAAATGGCGGGGGAGCAAATGTAAAACTTTACTGGAATCAATCTGGATCAATGCAGATCATCCCAGCAGAAGCCTTTACATCTCAAGCAGCACCAGTAGTAAAAACAATAGGACCACCAAGAAATTTAACTATATCTAGCAATGAGACATCAACAGTATTGGTCTGGGAAGCACCAGACACTGGAAACACTCAACCAGAAAGATATGCAATAAGTTTTAATTGTTCTGGATGCAATGGTTGGGGAATTGCAACTGGAAATGTTGGCGGACCAAATTCTTTAAATACAACAATCACAATTAGTCATTCTTTGTTAGATGGTCTTATGCCAGCAGGAACAGTATGGTCGTTTCATATTAGATCAGATAACGATACTTTCGCCCTCTACTCTGCAAATTCAAATGTTGTTACTGGTTCTACATATGTAGCACCTGCCCCAGAGCCTTCACCAACACCAACCCCTAGTCCTTCTGAAACATCAACTGTAACAACGCCTACACCTGAAACAACAACAGTTACAACCCCTAGCGAAACAGCAACTGTAACAACACCAACCCCAGCACCAGGGCCAGTTACAGTAGCACCTACTGGACCAACTGAAGCAGAAATTGCAGCACAAGTTGCAGCCCAAGCAGCAGCACAACAAGCAGAAGCAGCAAGAATACAAGCAGAAACAGCAGCATTAATTGCACAACAAGCAGCAGCAGCACAGGCAGAAGCAAATAGGCTTGCAGAAATTGCTGCAGCCAACGCAGAAGCAAATAGAATTGCAGCAGAACTTGCTGCCAAGATTGCAGAAGAAGAAGCAGCAATGGCTGAAGAAGCAGCAAGGATACAAGCAGAGATAGATGCAAATGCTGAGGCTGATCGTATAGCAGCAGAACTTGCTGCAGCACAGGCCCAGATGGAAGCAGATGCACAAGCAGAAGCAGACCGTATTGCACAAGAAGAAGCACAAGCACAAGAAGAAGCAAATGCTAAAGCAGAAGAAGAAAGAATTGCTGCTGAGCAAGAGGCTATGGAACAAGAAATAGCAAATGCCCTAGCAGAAGAAGAAGCAGCCATAGCAGAAGAAGAAGCGGAAATTGCAGAAGAATTGGCTGCTATTGCAGAAGAAGAAAAGGCTGCTGAAGAAGAATTAAAAGAAATACTTGAAGAGGCAAAAGACGGAAAAGAATTAACTGAAGAACAAAAAGAAGTTGTAGTAGCAGCATTAATAGAAGACCTTAAGCCAGGGGAATCTATTTCTGCAGCACAAGTTCAGGCATCTGGAGTTTCATATTCAGATTTGCCACCTGAAACACCAATTGAAGTTCGTACAGATGAAAATGGAAATGCCCTTGTAATTACAGCAGAGGTTGCTGCAAACATAGAATTAGTTCAAGACCCAGGAGCATTATTAACAGCAGCATTTACTGATCCAGGAGCAGCCCTTGCAGCACTTGGAAGTATTGGTGCTGATATGACTGAGGAAGAACGAGAAGAAGCAACAGATATGGTTGTGGCCACAGTTGTTGCAACAGGTGCAGCAATCAACGCAGCAGCAGTAGCAGCAGGTGGCGCTACAGGAGGTTCAAGTAGCGGAGGAA